TGCCGTTTGGAATCTCTATTTGTTTGACGGCTTCGGTAGTTTCGATCCGGATATTATCTACAACCGGATTGAATATCTCGCCTCGGGATTTGATACAAAGATCATATTCCTCGACCACCTCTCAATCCTCTTGTCCGGATTAGATGGTGATGAGCGGAGGATGATTGATACTACTATGACTAAGCTTCGGTCTCTCGTTGAGAGAACCGGGATCACCTTGTTTCTTGTTTCACACCTAAAGAGGACCCAATCTGATGTCAATCATGAAGAAGGTGCACGCGTCACTCTCGGACAGTTACGAGGATCCGCTTCTATTGCTCAACTCAGCGATGCATGCATTGCACTTGAGCGAGATCAACAAGCAGGACCTAATGACAATGCTACAACTGTGCGAGTACTTAAAAACCGATACAGTGGAGAAGTTGGTATCGCTTCAAGACTGACATACGACCTAGAAACATGTAAGTTCCATGAAACTAAACCCGAACCACAATTCGATCCAACCACAGACTTCTGAATTGAAACGACCTAATCCTCCTACACCTGCAGCCATCAAGAAAGCTCAGTTTGTAGACAAAACCTATGTTTGGAAAACAAAATGAAACGGTTTATTCCACTCCTTCTCTGTCTGGTTGCCTGTGCACCGGTTGAGAAAGACACCGCTGAATTCGATAAATGGTTCAAACAAGTAACTAGCGAACCATACGACCCAGCTAATGGGAGTATCTACTAGTGCTCATCTTTGACATTGAAACCAACGGTCTACTCTACAATGTTACTCGCATCCACTGTTTGGTTATCTATGATACAGAGACTGACCAAACGATTTGTTACAACGATGAAGGTGGGTCCTGTGAACCTCTTACGCGAGGTATACAGAGACTCGAAGACGCTGAGACTATTATTGGCCATAACATTATTGGCTACGACCTGCCTGTTATTTCCAAGCTTTACCCTTGGTTTACCGCTCCTGGTGTCGTCATTGATACTCTTGTTTTGTCTCGTTTGTATCATCCAGATATGTTGGCACTAGACAAGAGGCACAACTGGACTGGTATGCCATTGAAACTATATGGTAGACACAACCTGGAGTCTTACGGACACCGCTTACAAGAACACAAAGGAGAATTTGGGCAAGACACTGACTGGAAAGAATGGTCAGAAGAAATGCAGAACTACTGCATACAAGATGTTAAGGTAACCACCAAACTATGGAAACACTTCCAACCATACCTAAGTGGGTCGAAGTAGAACATCAAGTTGCCACCTTACTCACTAAACAGGAGCTACATGGATGGTATTTTGATGAACGCGCTGCACAACAGCTTACAACGACTCTCCAAAAAGAACTGGAAGAGGCTAAACAAACTATTAGAGAACGGCACCCTTTCGTCAAAGGCGATGAAAAAACTCCTAAAAGGAACAACAAAACGCAAGGGTATGTGGAAGGTGCCACATTCACCCGATTAAAAGAAACCAACCCTACCTCACGAGATCATATATCATGGATCCTGCAAACATTTCATGGCTGGACTCCGACTCAACTGACTCCTACTGGGAAGCCGATAATAGACGAGACAGTGCTGAAGGAGATAGTTGCATCAGGTGGTTGCTCGCTAGCATCAGACTTTCTGAAATGTCTAGATATTACCAAGAAATTGGGGATGATCTCGGAAGGCGTGAACGCATGGCTGAAGCTATGTACGAGTGCTAGGATCCATCATCACTGTTCAGTTGCGACTTCAACTCATCGTTGTGCCCACCGGTCGCCAAATTTAGCTCAAGTACCGAGTGACTCCAGATTTAGAGAATTATTTTTACCAACTCCGGGTCAAGTTATGGTCGGGGCTGATCTTAGTGGGATTGAGCTTAGGATGCTTGCTCACTATCTTGCCCGTTACGACAACGGACAGTACGCAGACATCCTGCTTAACGGAGATATCCACCAAGTAAACGCAGATAAGATTGGTATCAGTAGAAAGCTAGTCAAGACAGTTACTTATGCGTTTCTGTACGGCGCTGGCGATGAAAAAATCGGACACAGTTATGACAAACTTCTTTCATCCCAAAGAGCGAAGGCCAAGGGAAAAGAAATCAGAAAAGCGTACATCGACGCGATTGAGGGCTTGGATATTCTCCTTGCCGCGATTAAGTCTGCTTCAGAAAGAGGCTTTGTACACTCTATTGACCAACGTAAGATCCTTCTAGATAGTCCACATAAAGCACTGAATTATTTACTTCAGTCCGGTGCTGGGTGTGTCGCTAAACAATGGATGCTTATCAACGACCAACACATTAAAGAGATGCAGTTATGCTGCTCTCAACTAGCCTTTGTACACGATGAACTCCAATTTGAATGTGACCCAGACCACGCCAAAGACTTATGTTCATCCCTGGTACTCAGCAGTACAGAGGCTGGAGAATACTACAACATGCGAGTGCGCATCGACGCCGAAGCAACAACCGGAAAAAACTGGAGTGAAACCCATTGAATGAAATTACTTATTGATGCCGACTATGTAGTCTACAAATGTTGTGCATCAGCAGAATCAGAGATAGACTTTGGAGAGGATGTTATCCTCGTTACCAGTAAATTCTCAGACGCCCTATCATGTGTGCGTAGAGAGCTAAAAAAAATCACACAAAATTTTTTTGACCCTGAGGTACTTCTGTTTTTTTCAGATAGCAAGAACTTTAGGAAAATCATCCAACCATCATACAAGGGTCATCGTAACCGTAAAAAACCTTGTGGATACAAGCGTGTTATACATGCTCTTGAGAAAGAGTATGAGGTTATTAAGATGCACTCCCTAGAGGCTGATGATGCCCTAGGAATTTACGCCACTTGTTACCCAGGTAATGTCATTTGTTCCCCTGATAAGGACATGAGACAGATCCCTGGTCAACTGTTTGACATGTCTGACATCACGACAGTCTCTCCAGAAGATGGAGCTAAGTGGCATCTAATCCAAACCCTAGCAGGAGATCAAACAGATGGATACGCCGGTGTACCTGGTATTGGTATCAAGCGAGCCGTCACACTCTTTGAAGATAAAGGTTACACCTGGAAAACCGTGGTGGAAGCTTTTAAGGACAAAGATCTTGACGAAGCTATGGCCTTGGAAAACGCTAGACTCTCAAGAATCTTACAATCCCAAGACTATGACTTCGAAAAACGAGCACCAATCTTATGGACTCCCAGCGCCGATTACCGAGCTGACTATTGAACAAGACTTCAAGTGTCGGAGGATGGAAGATCTTCTACCTACTGCACAGAAAGAAGATATCATCACCCTTCTGATGGCACTACAACGTCAGAACTTTATCCTTGGTAACAACCTCACCCAACTATTGAAGCAATGGAACAAAACGGACCATCGTACTACCGACGAGGTTCTATCGAGCCTTGGGACTTTATTCGAGACCAAGGATTAAACTACCACCTAGGTAACGCACTTAAATACATCTGCCGAGCTGGACATAAAGACAGCAAGGAGGAGGATCTAAAGAAAGCCATTCATTATTTAGAGAACGAACTAAACCATCATGTCCTTATTGAGCAACCAAGCTATCGAGTTCCGCCGTGCATACCATATACGGAACGATTTGAGTTCACGTATGATGCAGAAGAATTTGATCGTTGAGGAATTCAAAGAGTTCATTGAGGCTGACTACAATATGGCTATGATGGACTTCAGCAGTCGTGCTGACTGTCTCAAAGAACTAGCTGACCTCGTCTATGTCTGTGCACAGTATGCAGAGAACATGGACTGGGATCTAGAACAAGCCCTTCGCCGGGTCCATCAATCAAACATGTCTAAGCTCGGTGATGATGGTGAACCCATTCGGCGAGGTGATGGCAAGGTATTGAAAGGACCTAACTACCAACCACCTAACCTGACTGACCTAGTATAATGCCTGAACTAATCTCTCGCACAGGGCGTGTCCAATCATGGATGGACAACCCTGATTCACGCCTTCCAGTCTCCTGCACAGTCTTTGTTGTGGAAGATAGTATGGAAGGTCCTGACGGTATCGAAGCAAGCTGGAGGTTCGCCTCCCACGCTCTCCGTAACGGTGCTGGCTGTGCCATCCACTTATCCAAACTCCGACCTAAGGGAGCAACCACTAACAAAGGACCTGACACACTTGTTGCGTCTGGTCCAGTATCCTTTGGTAAAATCTACAGCACACTAAATGAGATTCTCCGACGTGGCGGCACTTATCGCAATGGCGCTATCGTGCTCCACCTTGATCTTAATCATCCCGATGCTCTCGACTTTATCCAGGCTTCGCGAGCTGAGCTCCCCTGGGTTAAACGATGTATCAACATCACTCCCGAATGGTGGGCTGATTGCACCTTCAAAACCCAGCTCCTCTACTCCATCCGTACCGGGGATGTCTGGCTTAACAAAGTAAAATTCGACAACGATGGAAAACGAATCAGAGGAAACGTCTGTCTTGAGGTTTACCTGCCCTCACGAGGAACGTGTCTGCTGCAACATGTCAATCTCGGCGCCTGCGAATTCGACGACATACCCAAAGCTTTCAATCAAGGTATGCAAGAGCTGTGTGCCCTCCATGGCACTACAGGTGTTGGGGAAACTGGCGAGTATCTGGGACCAGGAGTCGACAAACAAGTCGGACTTGGAGTCCTCGGTCTAGCCAACCTACTTCGACAGTATGGTGTGAGTTACGAACAATTCGGGCGAGCACTGGAACAATTCAACAACGGTGAAGTAATCCATTCTCCTGCTTATGAACTGGTCTACCAAATTAACTCTGGCATTGAGCAAGCAGCCGGAGTGGCTAGGGCTAATGATATGGTCCGAGCCTTTGCTCTTGCTCCAACCGCCAGCTGCAGTTATCGAAGCAAGGATCTGGATGGAAATACTTGCACACCAGAAATCGCTCCACCTATCTCGAAGACTGTCGATCGCGACAGCGGTACTTTCGGAGTACAAACATTCTCCTATGGTGATGTAGAGATCGCCTCCCAGGTTGGCTGGGAAAACTATAAGCGTGTTGCTGATGGCATCATGCGTCTCTATGAAAAGACTGGACTTCTTCACGGTTATAGCTTCAACACTTGGTCAGACATGATCACGTATGATGAGGCATTCATTGAAGAGTGGCTCGAATCGCCCCCGACATCTATGTACTACTCCCTCCAAGTGATGGGAGATGTCCAAGATAAAACTGATGCGTACGCTGCTCTCAAAGAGGAAGACGTTGATGATTACTTGGACTCACTACTAAACAATGAAGACCTTCAATGTGATTGCCAAGAATGAACCCGTACGAAAAACTAATGGCGCGAAAGCGCAAGTGGACACCAGTCCAGACAACTGCAGGTACTTGCAGGCAGGGAGCGGAGGAGACTATCCACCGTGCTCTTGCCTTGCGACACATGGAACTACCTGTGGGAGATTTTATAACTGATGCTCTAGAAAACGATGTTCCACTTGCAGCAAGACAGTTACTACTGTCCAACGTCAAAGACGAAGAAAACCACGACCTCGCTCTCGGTTACATTGCTAACGCGTATGGCGTGGATGAAGAGAGCGAAAGGGAAGCCTTTAGATTGCAAAAAGCATGGATTGAGCATCCTGATCATACAATCACCAAAGCGATGGTTGCCGAACGTGCGATTTTCTTCGTACTATTACCCTTCTTTCGAGCTAACGGTGACCCTGGCATGCGAACGGTCTCTGCTGACATTTCCCGAGACGAACAAGTACATGTCGCGTGCAACTCGTTGGTTCAAGAGGAGTTGGGGCTCAGTATTTCACCGTCACTTGATAAGTTGAGGAAAGCCACTATGGCTTGGGTTCTTCAACCACTAGGTACAAATGCTGAGTCTAAGTTTTTGGACAAAAAATTTTGGATGGATTCCAGCGATCGTCTGATGTATGAAGGTAAAGCACCTGAGCTTTCTTTTACACAGAGCGCCAGAATGCCAGCCTTCTTCGAACATAGCAATGTCAACCTCCCACAATACGCTTAGTCTTTTAGAAACAAAAGGCATGGCACTTAATGTCTTGGTCAAAGACCTCGACGAAACTTTCCCACCCATTAACCCTGTTCCATCAGACGACATGGCTGCCGTGATGTATCGCGCCGGTCAAAGATCCGTGGTGGAATGGATACTCAACAAAATGGATGATTACTAATGTGCTTCGGTAAAAAACAACGTTCACGACCCAGACCGCAACCTGCACCTCAGGTGTATATNCCACCGCCGGNNNCTGCTCCTGCAGCACCNCCNCCNCCTGCACCTACTCCGATCCTGGCACCACAAGTTGAGCCACGAGAGAAGACACANGGTGTTAAGNNNAAAGGTTCTGCNCGNCGTAGGTCTGCAGTACAACGTGGTACTTCCCAACTCAGTATTCCTNTGAACACTGGNNNGAAACAGAGTGGAGGANTAAATGTATAATGCAGCAGAAAGGTATCAAGAACTGACCTCTAACAGGGCACAGTTCCTTAACGTAGCCATTGAATGTGCTCGCCTTACGCTGCCTTACCTGATGAAACAGGAGAACGATGACGCTACACACCACAGGTTGATTGCTCCTTGGCAATCGATCGGTGCCAAATGCGTCAGCGTTTTAGCAGCTAAACTAATGCTGGCACTCCTACCTCCACAAACTAGTTTCTTTAAACTAGAAATTGATGACGCTAAACTGGGTGCAATGATGGATCCAGAGATGCGTAGTGACCTTGACTTAGGTTTGGCTAAAGCTGAACGGATGGTCATGGATGCTATCGCAGGATCGAATGATCGCGTGGTCATTCACCAAGTAATCAGACAACTGATTGTGTCTGGTAATGGTCTCATTTACATGGGTAAGGATGGACTTAAAGCCTTCCCCTTGAATCGTTTCGTTGTTGAACGAGATGGTGATGGTAATGTACTTGAGATCGTAACTAAAGAACTCATCGCACCTGAACTCCTGGGTGATACCTTTGTCATGAAGGAACCCAACCCAGTCAGTGCAGGTGGTGGTCTTGATGGATACACCGGTGCCTATGGTCACCCTGACATCCCTGTCTACACTCATGTAAAGTATGAGGAAGACAACGGACGTTGGAGCTGGTACCAACAGGCACAGGGACAAGTACTTAAGAACAGTAAGAGTACTGCTCCTAAGAACGCTAGCCCCTGGCTGGTCCTACGCTTCAATACTTTTGATGGTGAAGTGTACGGACGTGGTAGAGTAGAAGAGTACCTTGGAGATTTCAAGTCACTTGAAGCACTGTCACAAGCACTGGTTGAAGGCAGCGCTGCTGCTGCTAAGGTAGTGTTCTTGGTAAACCCAAGCAGCACAACCAAACCACAAACCATCGCGGCTGCTGGTAACGGTGCTATCGTACAGGGTAGACCTGACGATGTGTCTGTTATCCAGGTCGGTAAGACCGCGGACTTTAGGACAGCCTATGAGATGGCGAACAGCTTAAGCACTCGTCTCTCTGAAGCTTTCCTTATCCTCAATGTGAGGCAGTCAGAACGTACCACTGCTGAAGAGGTACGGCTGACACAAATGGAATTGGAACAACAACTAGGTGGACTGTTTAGTCTGTTGACTGTTGAGTTCCTCAAACCATACCTTGACAGGTACCTGATGGCACTGCAGCGTTCTGGTAGAATGCCTAAGCTGCCTAAGGGTGTTGTCAAGCCCACCATTGTTGCTGGTGTCAACGCCATTGGACGTGGTCAAGACCGTGAGTCTTTGATCACCTTCATCACAACTCTGTCTCAAACCTTGGGACCAGAGGCTGCTATGAAGTATGTCAATGTGGAAGAGTACATCAAGCGTCTCGCTACCGCACAAGGTATCGATGTCCTGAACCTCGTTAAGGGTATGCAGGAAGTCGAGGAAGAGAACGCAATGCAACAAGAACAGGCTCAGCAGATGGAGCTTACTAAGCAAGCTGGACAGATGATGTCCGCACCCATGGCTGACCCAACTAAAAACCCTAACCTACGAGAAGGATTAGATGCCCAGGCAATCGCTGGGGCAGAAGATGACGGCAGCGCCGGGTAGCTCAGCTAAGAAAGCACCCGCCCGTAAACCTCCTGCTCCAACCAAGGATCCGAAACGGACTGCAAAGAAAGTACCGCATCCTCCAACTGAAAAACCGGAGCTCATTGTAGAGACTCCTGAACCTAACAAGTACGAACCTAAAGAAAAGGTAGGTACACCCACCCTTGGACGCTCCACTAATTATGTAACTAGTGTAGGTCTAGGTAAACTAGAAGTTGTGTCCGCTGGTGGACAGAAATTTCCTTACACTGAAAACAAAAGAGAATTAGAGAATGGCGGAACTAACGTATGATCCCACCCCCGCTGACCAGCCAGAGTTTAATGAGTCTGAGCTGGAAGCGCTGAAGGTTGGTGAAGCCCAAGCACAAGCTGAAGATAGCATGCTTGCTGGTAAGTTTAAGTCAACTGAAGACTTGGAAAAAGCTTACCTTGAATTACAATCTAAATTTGGTAACAATGATGGCTCACAGCAAGAAGAGCAAGGGCAACAAGAAGCCCTGCAAGTAGAAGAGGAGCCTCCCTCCCGTGTGCTTCTGAATGAAGCTTCTAGCGAATGGAATGAAAGCGGTAAGCTGTCTGATGAGACAGTAGCTAAG